AAACTGGTAGCGCAACATATACAGCATTAGCATCTCAAACCAAGTTTGCATAAGGGGGATAGAGGGTGCCATTTCTAGGAACTCGTGGAGCAGGAACTAACAAGGCTTTTGGCTTTGCTGGTGCTGCAAAACCAAATCAAGTAACAGGATTAACTGCTACAGATTTTGGTACTTCAAGAGCATTTAATAATGGACGAATCGATTTATCTTGGACAGAACCTTCAAATAATGGTGCAACAATTTCAGGGTATAAAATTGAAAGATCTACTGATAACTCAACTTATTCAACACTAGTTGCAAGCACAGGAACAACTGGAACAACATATTCTGATACATCACTAACAAGTTCACAAATTTATTATTATAAGGTTTCTGCTATAAATGCTGCTGGTACTTCAGATGCATCTACCGCTGCAAGCGCAACTGCAACAACGGTTCCACAGGCTCCTACCATTGGTACTGCTACCGCTGGTCTACAATCTGCTACCGTTACTTATACAGCAGGTGCAACTGGAGGAAAAGCAATATCAGTATTTACGGCAACATCGTCTCCAGGCTCAATCACTGGAACAGGAACAAGTCCAATTACAGTAAGTGGCTTAACTGGTGGAACTGCTTATACATTTACATTGACAGCAACTAATGCTAATGGAGTTTCAATTGCATCTGCTGCATCAAATAGTGCAACCCCAACATTGCCAGCCCCAACATCTGTTTATGCTTTAGTTGTAGGAGGTGGTGCTGCTGGCGGTGGAACAAACACTAATATTGGTGGAGGTGGAGGTGGTGCTGGAGGCGCAGTTGTATCGAATGCTGAAGCAGTATCGGCTGGAACTACATATACTATAACTGTTGGCGGCGGCGGTGCTGGTGTTTCAGGAGGCGGTCTTCCAGGAAATGGAACGCAATCTTCATTTGGTAATATGACCCCTGGTCAGTCTGGTGGATACGGATCACACTGGGCTAATAGAAATGCTTCTGCTGGTGGTTGTGGTGGAGGAAATGCACAGGCCGCTGGTTCTGGAGGTCCTCGTGCTGGAGCGGCTGGAAATCAAGGATTTGCTGGAGGTGGCAACAATAACAACACTGGTCTTACAGCAGGCGGTGGAGGAGGAATGGGGAGCGTTGGCGGCAATGGGCAAGGTTCAGGTGGCGCTGGCGGTAACGGAGTAACTGGAGCAACTGGATGGTTCTATTCTGCTGGTGGAACTGGTGGAAGCAATGGATTTAATGCCGACGGAGCAAGCGCTGGTGCAAATACTGGCAGTGGCGGCGGTGGTGGTAATGGTGGCGGTAATAATTTTGTGAATAGTTCAGGAAGTGGTGGTTCAGGAACTGTGATAATTTCTCATCCAACTAATTTTAAACTAGCAACAACAAATGGTTCCCCAAGCATTACAAATAATGGATCAAACATTGTTTATAAATTTAATGGAAATGGGAGTATAGTCTGGTAATGGCACATTTTGCTGAATTAAACGAAAATAACGAAGTTATATCTGTAACGGTTGTGCATAACAACGAATTAATGGATGATGGTGTTGAGTCAGAGTCTAAAGGCATTGAGTTTTTAAAGCATTTAGGCGAAAATAGGAAATGGGTTCAAACATCTTATAATGGTAATTTTAGAAAAAGATATGCTGCCACAGGACACTACTATGATGCTGAAAGAGATGCTTTTATTTCTCCTAAACCTTTTGAGTCATGGATTTTTGATGAAGAAAATCTAGAATGGAAACCACCAGTAGATTTACCTAAAGATGATAAGGCTTATGGCTGGAATGAAGATATTTTAAACTGGGAAGAAATCCAGGTATCAGAGTAACATCTGATATAATAAACCAGAGGAGAAAAATATGCCAACACAAATTAATACAACAGATCCAAAACCAGGGTTTGTCTACGACTTAGACACAGACACTTGGTATCCATTACAGGGTATTGCAACAACAACTCTGGATGCATTGAGTGATGTCATTATTACATCTCCAACTACAAATCAGGCATTAGTTTATAATGGTACTAATTGGGTAAATGCTACTGAGTCTGGTGACATTACCGCCGTGAGTTCAGGAACAGGAATCACAGTAACCAACGGTACTGGTCCAATTCCTACAATTGCAATTGATACAGCAACTACAGTAGATTTAAACACTGCTCAAACATTAACAAATAAATTGTTATCAGGTAACGTTTTGTTATCTCCAGAAGAGCGATGGACTGTAACAGCAACTGCTGCAACAGGAACGGTAAATCTAGATGTTCTAACTGCTGGGGTATATTATTCAACAGCATCTGCTACTGGTAACTGGACACTAAATGTTCGTGGTAGTTCATCAACATCTTTAGATACAATCATGACAACTAATGATTCAATTACAGTAGTAATGTTTGCAACACAAGGTTCACCTGCATATTATCAAACTGCTTTAACAATTGATGGAAATGCAATTACTCCAAAATGGCAAAATGGTGTAGCACCTTCTGCTGGTAATGCAAATAGTATTGATATTTATTCATTTACAATTGTAAAGACAGGTTCGGCTACTTTTACAGCCTTTGGATCACAGACAAAGTTTGCATAAGGGGTTTTAAATGCCTATTATTGGTGGTAGACAAATTGGTGTAAGAGGTTTAGGTTTCCAGGGTGCTGGTAAACCAAATGCTCCAACATCAGTTTCTGCTACCGATGTAGGAACAGCCCGTGCATTTAATAATGGTGCAGCAGATGTAACTTGGTCAGCACCTTCTTCAAATGGTGCACCAATTACTTCATATACTGTTTTATCTTCTCCAGGCGGGTATACAGCAACAACATCTTCTACTTCTGTACAAGTTACAGGGTTACAGTCTAACACTGCTTATACTTTTACTGTTACTGCTACTAATGCAGTTGGAACATCTGATGCAAGTTCTGCTTCTTCAAGCATTACTGCAACTACTGTTCCACAGGCACCTACTATTGGAACTGCAACAAGAACTAATAATACGACAGTTTCTGTTGCATTTACTGCAGAAGCAACTGGTGGAAAAGCAATATCAAGTTATGCAGTATCTTCAACTCCATCAATATCATTAAGCACAACTGGTACATCAACACCACTTTCAGCAACTGGTACTTTTGTAAAAGGAACATCTTATACTTTCACTATAGTTGCTGTTAATTCTAATGGAACATCTAGTGCATCATCAAGTTCTGGATCATTAATTCCAAACCCTCTTGTATACGAATTAGCACAAACATATAACTCTTCAACAACTTATACGGTTCCATCTGGAGTAACTCAAATTGCAGTCTTTGCTGCTGGAGGCGGCGGTGGCGGAGGAAAGTGTACTATTGGTCAACCTGGCGGTGGAAGCGGAGGAGGTGGTGCTGGAGGTGGATCATTTAAAGATTACTCTGTAACACCAGGACAAACTTTTACAGTAACTGTCGGATCTGGCGGAAACGGTGAATCAGGTCATAATGGTGGAGCACCAGCCCCAAACGCTGGAGGAGGAACCTCATTTGGTAATTTAATTACAACAAATGGAGGAGGAAAATGGGGGCCAGGGCAGGGATCAGGTGGTGGACCTGCTGGAAGTGCAACAGTAAATGTTACTAATGGAATAACTTCTGGTGGTGGTAATGGTGGAGTAGCGGTATTCCCAGACTATAACTCTGGCACAAATACCTACAATGCTATTGGTGGAAATAGTGGAGGCGGAGCAGGCTCTATAGCACAAAATCTTACAGGACTAGGCTCTGTAACTTTATCTTTTGGTGGTGGTGGAGGAAGTGGACAGTCTGGCTCTGTTTGGGCTGGTAACGCACAGCCAACTAGGAACGGAAGTGGTGGTAATGGTGGTGGTCCAAATGGAGGAGGCGGTGGAAATACTAACACTGTAGCAAACTCTGTAAATTCTAATATTACCCCAGGTAATGGCGGTGGCGGTGGTGGAGTTGGTGGCGGCGGAGGAGGCACAGGTGGAGATGCTTATGCAAGAGACTCAATCAACTACAATAGTGGACCTCCTTCTGGTGGCTCAGGTGGCTCAGGAAGAGTTCTTGTTTATGAGTATAGGTCGTAAAGATGTCTGAAAATAATTATGCATTTATAAAAAATAACAATGTTGTAAACATTGCAGTTTTTGAAGACCCAACTAATGAGTTATTAGATCATTTTAAAAATGAGTTTGAATTAGATGATATTGTTTTAGCAACAGATAATGCATCAATCGGCGGAACATATGACGGATTTAAGTTTTGGCAAGAACAACCATATCCTTCTTGGGTTAAAAATGAAGAATTAAATAAGTGGGAATCTCCAGTTCCATATCCTGAAATTGAAGACGGCAGTGATGAAAAATATGTCTGGGATGAAAATACAATATCTTGGCTCTTGCTCCCACCAGCATAATAGTGTATACTTTTAACTAGGCAAAATAAAATTCGGGGGAATTAAAAATGACAATTATTAAATTTACAGATACAATGGGTGTTCCTGAAGAATACCGTCCAAAACCAGCAGATAGATTTGTACCTGATTGGTATAAAAATTTAGAGTCTTATATGGGTGGTACAAAAACACCAGATGGCAATGGTGGAACAACTGGAACAGCAAAAAGATGTATGCCAATCTTTGATGCAATTTCAGGCGGGTATATATTAACAACCTATGTAGATGTATGGGTAAAGCAAGTACCACAAGTTCCAGAAGGAACAGTTTTAGATGAAAATACAGATATGTCACAATTTCCAACACAACCATTTTATGAATGGCCTTCATTTGGTCCATTAGGATTTCACCCATTAGAACAGGCTCCTCAGCATCCTGGAAAGGGTGCACATAAATTATCATATCCAAAATGGCTTAACCCTTGGGCAATTACAACACCACCAGGGTACTCAACATTATTTATCTCTCCAATGCATAGAGACTCAATGTTTACTATTCTTCCTGGTATTGTAGATACCGATCAATATAAGGCTGCTGTTAATTTTCCATTTGTATTAAATGAGGCAGATAAGTTTGAGGGTCTAATTCCTGCAGGTACCCTAATGGCTCAGGTAATTCCATTCAAGAGAGATTCTTGGGAGATGGAGTTAGGGACTGTGGAAGACTTTAACGAACAAGCCAGGGTAACAAGTAAACTACGTACTAAATTCTTTGATTCCTACAAAACACAGTATAGGCAACCAAAAGAATATAAGTAGTCTTGTGGTATAATTTCTATGAGGAGATAGCAGAAATAACTGCTATAATTTAAACTATGGCAATTACCTTTGATAATAGCGGCAAACCAACTTATATGTTCCAAGCAGGAGCAACTTCTACTGATGGTGTTTGGTATGCCGTTGGTGCCAAGATTGATACCGCTGCAGGATACGAATGGGCTGGCGCACAAACATTTTTAAATACAGTAACTACTGATGCTACTGTTATTTTAAGAGATGGTTTTAATAATTTTCTAAATCCTGCTGCTAGAGATGCAGCACTAACTGCACCAGTTGCAGGTACTCTTGTTTTTGTAAGACAAGATGCTGGTGGATCACCACTTAATCAAATTCAATTTTATAATGGCACTGCTTGGGTTGCAAACGATGGAGACATTAATGGTGTAACTGCAGGAACTGGTCTTTCAGGCGGCGGTACATCAGGAACAGTAACTCTTAATGTTGATACAACAGTAGTAGCAACAACAAGCAATACTCTTACAATGACTAATAAGACTTTAGCAAGTCCTGTTGTTACAACAGCATTAACACTAAATGCAGCAGGAGAACTAAGACTTGCAGATACTGATTCAAGCAACTATGTTGGATTTAAGTCTCCTGGAACAGTAAGCGCAAACCAGGTCTGGACATTGCCAGCAGCAGATGGAACAAATGGTCAAATTTTACAAACAAACGGTACTGGAACATTATCCTTTACAACAATAACAGGATATTCAGCACCAACACTAGGATCAACAACAGTTACTTCTGGTGCAACTATTACAACAATTTCTGGTTTAACAGATATTGTATTAACTGGTGCTGGTAGTGTACAAGATGAATTAACTTTACTTTTAATGGGGGCATTGTAAAATGTCTTATAATATAAATACAGTAGTAACTAATGGCTACAAAGGAGAAAAATAATGCCAACATTAACTAAGGTACTTGCTCGTACCGCCGCTGCAACAAGCAGCACAACATTGTATACAGTGCCGTCTTCAACAACTACGGTAGTGTCAAACATTGTAATCTGCAATCCAACAACATCTGGAGTAACAGCATCATTGCTACTAAATGATATTGATCTACTAGGTAGCGTAGCAATTGCAGCAAACACCACAGCATTTTTTGATTTAAAACAAGTATTAAATACAACACAGACTATTAAAGGTCTTGCTTCTTCAACATCAGTAGATTTTCATATCTCTGGTGTAGAAATATCATAAGGAGAATATAATGGGTATTTCAGTATTTCCTGCCGCTAGTGGTGGGTTCAATCAAACTACAATGGCTTTACGTCAAACGCTTACATCAACAGGTTCAGTAACAATACCAACTGGAATTGAGTGGGTATGGGCTGTTGTTATTGGTGGTGGCGGTGGTGGCGGTACTGGCGGAAATAACGGAGGCGGTGCCAATCCAGCAGATGCAGGCGGTGGCGGTGGCGCTGGAGGCTATACTGAGGGCTGGGTAAAAGCAGCATCAACAGTTGTAGTAGGCGCTGGTGGTGCAGCAGGTTCCACTGGAGGCTCATCATATTATTCAACTTTGTTTGCTGGCGGTGGCGGCCGAGGTGCAAACTCTCAAGGCGCTGGCGGCGCTGCTGGCGTATATCCAGGAGGAGCAGGCGGCGGTGGTGCACTAAATTCTGCTGGCGGTGCTGGTGCAAATTCTTTTTTTGGTACTTTGGGAGGTTCTGCAGGCAATCCTGGCTATTCTGGCGGCGGTGGCGGAACTAGCAACAGTGCAGGTGCAAGAGGTAGCGCTTCAGGTGGAGGCGGTTCAAGCGTTTCATCTGGAGGGCTAACTGCATTTGCAGGAGGCGCAGGACTAATCGGCGGCGGCGGCGGCGGTGCTGGATTTAACGGAACTGGCGGCGCTGGTGGTGCTGGTCTAGGCTCTAATACTCAAGCAAGCGGTGGTGGTGGCAGTGGAACTGGCGGTGGCGGTGGCGGCGGTGGCGGCGGTGGCGGCACTGGATATCTTGCAATTGGAAATAGTGGACAAAGTGGTGGAATTGGCAATACATACAGGGGTGGCTCTGGTGGCTCTGGTGGCTCAGGTGGCGGCGGCGGCGGTGGAGTAGGAATTGGAATTATTAATGGCGAAGGAAACGGCGGCCCTGGCGGTTCTGGCTGTGTTTTGCTTTATTACTAAGGAGAAATAATATGAACTTTGCAGTTATTATAGGCGACAAAGTGGAAAACGTAATTGTTGCTGATTCAAAAGAGGTTGCAGAAGCAATTGTGGGTTCTTTATGTATTGAATATACAGATGAAAATCCAGCAGGCATTGGATGGACTTATGACGGTATTAATTTTATTGCACCAGTATTAGATGAAGTAGTATTGGAAGAGCCAGTAGAAGAAACGCCAGAAGATCCTGCTTAATAATTAAATAAAAAAAATAACCCTACCCAGTCGAAAAACCAGGTAGGGTATTTTTTATCCCTTAAATCAAATGATTAGGAAATTTCTTTAACCATTTATTCGTGGCACCGTTTTTCATAGATGACCATGAACTCCAGTCCTTACCGCCTTTTGTCATGTGAAACACGATTTGGGCATTTTTGACTGGGCTAAAGAGTTCAGCATTTAAATCAAGATTGAATTTATCTTTTCTATCTGGACCTAAATTACCGATCATGTTGATCTGGAAGATTCCATATGAGGAGTCTCCTGTCTCAGCATTACCATTGAATGCAAATGGGCGACCATTAGATTCTGCCTTGGCAACAGCCCAAGCAGTCTTAAGACCTACCCCTTTAAACCCAACAGCCTTCAGTAATTCAACCAACTGGATGTCAGTCAAACTTGTAGCATCCGCATACTTTGCAAGTACTACATCAGTAGTAGGCTTAGAAAGCAAAAAAGCCGCTTTGTCGGCGGCAGGTGCAATCTGAGCGGTATTACTTAGTAAATTGTTCTTTGTAGCATAAGCAATACCAAGACCATTATTTAATAATGTTAAAGTAAGCAATGTTACAAGAACCCCCGATAGTATTTTGTTGTCTCTCAAGTTTTTCCTCCTAGACTACAAATGCTACTTTGCAGTAGCATACTCTAATTATAGCATCTTTTGGCCTTTTGAGTCAAATATCAGCATAAATTCTTAAAATTATTTCTATTGCAAGTGGTATAATAATAAGACTATGGCTGAAACTCCTGTCTATGACATTCCTTATCCCACGAACTCTTCTCCAGTAGATGTTGCTGGTGATTTACAGGCTATTGCTGAGCGTATTGAAGTAATTCTTCCTACAATTGGATTACCTTATCATACATTAGAAGTAACAAATAACAGTGGTGTTTCTATTGCTATGGGTGATCCAGTATATATTTCAGGATTTAATGGTACCAGCGGAAAACCAAGAATAACAAAATCACAAGCAAGCACTATTGGAACATTTCCAGTAGTTGGGTTAGCACAATCTGCAATTGGTAATGGTAGTGATGGTGTTATTGTTATTTCTGGAGTATTTACAGGAATTAATACTTCTTCATTTGCTGTTGGTGATTTACTTTATACTGCCACATCTGGTGGACTAACTGCAACACAACCAATTTCTGCAACTACAAACTCTGCAGTTGTTGGCGTTGTGTCAAAGTCAAATGTTAATGGAACAATTTTAGTCGGTGCATTTAGAGGCAACGGTACTTGGGGATCAATGAAAGCAGGTCTAGCATAATGGCACAATATAGAAGTCAAAAAGATGTTGCTATAGGTTCAGCGCCACCACAGTCTATTTGGACAATGGTTAGGGGCGATACAGCATCCTTTAGGATGTATGTACAAGATGACGCTGGTGATCCACTAGTAATTGAAGACTGGACAATTAAAATGGACTTTGCTAGATCAACTACATCTTCTGTTATTTTAGAAATTTTTCCAGAACCAGAGGAAGATGATGGCCCAGGAGAATTTACAGTATATCTTGCAAGTGATGAAACAGAAATTTTAGAAACAAATGATGAGTTTGATATTCAGATGGCTAACAGCGGTAATGCAGTTGTTTGGACAATTTTGCAGGGTAAAATAAAAATGATTGAAGACATTACAGACTGATGGCTACAGCAACCGTTATAAACGATAATTATACTCGTCTTTCAAAAGTCATCTACAAGGTGCCCTTTAAGATAAAAGTTACAAATATAATGGTTCCTTCTTATGGCCCGCAAAACGTACCACCAATTGGCATAGCCATCATTGGTATTAATAACTATATTTTATGATATAATCAATGATATGGCCGTCCTACCAATAAACCAATTAAAAGCAAAGTTTGAGACAGGTGATAGACCTAGTGGAGCAGACTTTACTGACCTAATTGATACCACCGCATACAGAGCAGACTCTTTAGGTGGAGATGGAAACAACTCAGTCACAATCAACGGTATTGAATCAGCAACGGTATTTGACACAATAGACACATCTACCTGGAGAACAATCAAGTACATGGTTCAAATGTCCCATGCTGAATCTTCTTCATATAGAAGCGCAGAAATAAACATAGTTTTTGATGGTACCAATCAAAATATTACAGAATTTGCCTCTGTTGCTAATACCAATAGCAATGTAGGAAATATCACTGCTAATTTAAACTCTGGTACAATTAGCATGACAGTTACACCAGCACTAAGCCCGATGACCATACGGTACTACCGTACAGGTTTGAAGGCCTGACCTAAAGGAGAAGTAAATGGCTACAGTCGAAAAAGCCTTTCGCATTAAAAATGGCCTAGTAGTTGAAG